AATGACCCCGCTGCGACGTTACGAGCATTTGTTACAGAGGAAGGGCAGACAACCTCTCCAGTAATCTGAACAGTGCCTGTAAGTAGAATTTCATTAGGGACAAGATGTGCTATCTTATCAGTGATGATCTGACCTTTAACACCGTCCCCACGAGTAAGACCCATTGCTAGCCGTCCATTTACATATAGAATAGACACTGCTGCACCGTCTAACTTAGGAGTAGATACATAATCTTCTAAGTTGTTACAGACACCTTCCAGCTCAAAGAACTTCTGAAGGGAATACATTTTATATGTGTGAGGAGTTCCACCGCTATCAGTGTGACCAACTTTACCATAAGAATATCTATCAGCAAGAGCATCAAACTCTCCATCTGATATAACAGGGCTGCCTTCGTAGTAGCACTTGGCTGCATAGTCTAAAAAGTCTTTCAATTCTTCTCTCCATCAATTTATAAAACTATTATATATAAATTCAGATAAGAAGTCAAGAATTATTTGTAGATATCCTCAATAAGTTCCTTGAAGTGTTCCTGTATTACAGCTTTAGATTCTGCTAGGGACAATATTTCTGTGAGACCTATGAATAGCTCTTTTGAGTTAGAGAAATCAATAGGCATAGAAATACCTTCGGGAGTAGGTTTCCACTCTTCGAAAAAATCTAGGTAATACTTTCTTAGGCTAAGATATTCAACTCCACGAAAGGTACTTACAGTTAAACGAATCTGAATTTCTTTATCAGTATCGTAATGTATAGTTCTTTCGTAGAGTTCGGGGGCTTGATATAAGTCCATTACTACTTACCGTTTTTAAGTACAGAGGCTAAAGGCACTACGCTAGTAACAGTAGAAGGCTTCAACAGCCTGTAAGAATCTGTGTCCCAACAAAATAATAGCAATGTAGTTTTGTCTTCTTTAGCTCGGCTACTCTTATCTTTAATATAAGGCGTAGAAAAGTCAAGGGTACAAACATTATACTTTAGCTTGTTAGAGTTCTCACTTCTATATGTTATAACAGCGTCTCCGTAATCTCTTACTAGAGCGGCTAGGGCTTCTTTTTTCATCTTTCTTCCTTTGTTGCAGGTTAGCAAAATCTTTTGCAATGCTGACTTCTCAGGCTCAAGATGTAGATGCAAAGAAACGCCAGAGAGCGGGGAACTCTCTGACGTCTACCAGGCCTGTTAGGGCTTGGATTTAGGCATTAACAGCGGTAATTACAGCAGTAAAATACTGTGCAGCTTTACCTGTCAACTTCTCGACAATATCATTGTCAATCTCTTGACCCGCATCGGTGAGTGCGGCTATTAATGACTCCTGAGCGGCGGCTTTAGATACTCGCGTACCTCCAGCACTAGTGCCTCCAGAAGATTTACTTGAAGCGGCAGGAGTCTTTTTAACATAGACACCAGCTTTGGTTAGAATCATCCGAACACCATTAGGTGACTCTTCATATTCATCTGCCAAGTCCTTGACGATCTCCATAGAGTTCTCAGGGGTGGGGTCTGCTCCTTCGTACGCTTCAATTACTGCTGCTTTCTTCTCGTCGTCCCATGCCACGATTTGTTTCTCCTTCTCTAAATTTGAAATAATATTATATAAAAGTTTCGAGCTTTCTGTCAAGAACTATTTTTTACAATGTCTCTAGATTTACGCCATATTTCTTTAAGTGCGTAAGTTTACCAAGATCATAAGCTGTGGAGGATGCAAAAAATCCACCCGCTGATACACCTGGAAACATAGAATCTTCACTATCTGTAGCTTCTGAAATGTGTATGTCGTAACACTTGCACGCATATTTTGCTTCATAGTCAGTATTAGCGAGACCCTTTTTAGATTGAACATAAGTAGGGCTTAGTTCCTGCATAACTGTACCTGCACGATGATACCTAGCAGACCAGACTATCTCACCTATCTCAAAAGAATCGGAAACACACTCATCTGGAAGATAGTCTATTTCTCCTACTTGGTCTTTTGAAGTAAGTCTTTGTGGTACTCCAACTTTTTCGATCAAATTCTTGACGAAAGACGGAGATCGATACAAACCTTTAGCAATATCTGCTATTGTAGCACCTTGAAGATAACTCATTACAGCTTCTCCAATCTCTATGTCAGTAGCTGGCTTACCTCGATTCATTGATTTACGCTTAGAGATATATGCTTGAGTCTCTAAGAAATCTTCAATGATTCTATCCAATCTCGTAGTGTTGTACGAGATGTTGAGCATATCACACGCGGCTTTTTTCGTAATCGCCGACTGTGAAGAACCCTCTCCAGGTGTCAAGAGGGCTATTACTTTCTTGACGTTGGCTGCGCTCAGATTCTCGTAATCCTTCTTCTTTACTCCGCGCCTCATTCAGTTTTGCCTCCAATTTGAATAATAAACAACATATTGCGTGTGCTTCGTGATAACATCCAGTCTCTTCGTCTAGCTCCTCTTCCATACTCTGAAAGATATGCCTTAGAGCTGCGCTAGTGTATCTGTTTTGTAGGTTATCTAGCTTCTTCCAGTTATGTTCGCCATATTTAACTGCACCAAATGTTAGTACATCAGCTACTTGTTCTATAGCTTTGGGAGGAAGCAGGTGCATCTGGGGTTTTCCTCCATCATACTTTTTGCCTTCACTCATCTTCAATTACCATCCAAGTTATTAGAATACCGCTGCACGCCACAATTAGTGTTGTGTTCAATAAGACTTCCATTACTTCTCCAAATAAAAATATATTATACTGAATTTATAGCACTTCGTCAAGAAGTAAATTCAGATACCATAGGAAAGATTTCCTTTAATTCTTCTGCACAGGCTAGTGCAATTTCTCGATGTTCTTTCTGCGTTTCGACCCCGCTACGAATTTCTATGTAGTGTAGCCAGCTTCGCAGAGTCCCGTTCATGTACATACGCGTAGGCGTGCAACCCTCTGGAAGTACTGCACGAGCTTGCTCTTTGGCTATACCTGCTTTGATAGCATACTCATAAGCCATCTGAGCAGCACTGATTACATTACGCTGAGAGTTTTCCCACATTGCTGCGATGTGCATATTATCACACTTTACGCTGTTTTGACGATTCTCAGTGTCTTGCATTCTAGCTTCTCGAAGCACAAATACTCCTAGATCATCTGGATCTGCATACCGCTGACTAAACTCCTGAAAGGAGAAGCTGCGGTGGCGTAGTATCTGCTTTGAAATATCTCGTGTAGTTTCTATTTCCATACACACTGATACCATTTCAAACGGAGACCAGTGCTTATGCTTCATTAGATAACGAACTAACTTTTCTGATGTAGCAATATTGTTTTGGTTACTAGGATTTGATACTCGTGCAATATATGCAATATCTTCTAGTAGATTGTTGCCTCCCATTCCTTTTGAATGGCTTATTAATTTAACTTTCACTTTGCTGTAATCCTTCTATCATACATTGCATAATTGTCGTCCCACCACTCAGGTCTATCTCTGTGTGACCAAGTAGCGAAGGTTGCTTTATCTAAGTGATAATAATCTCTATAGGATTGTATAGGATTATCGTAATCTTTCAAATCATCTGGCATTGCTAGACCAAAAGTAGTGAATCCTTCTCTTGGCATATTTTTAGGGGCAGGTAACTTATTTACTACTTCAACTATGGATTTATGTTGCTTTCCATAACGATAATAATACTCGTCATTGAGAGCATTGCCATAGCAGTGAGTCCACTCAAAATTGTCCAAAGATGAACGAACCCATATTGTGCAAGGGTGGTTATACATCATTGGTAGATAGGGAGTCAAGGGTCTTTCTTCAAGAGGTAAGTGTTTAATTTCTTTTTTTAACTCATTCAGATGATCACGCTCTTCTTTGTTCAAAGCACGAGGTACAAAACCTAGATGCTCGTCTACCCAGATGGCTGTACACATTAGCTGTGCTACCTCTAGAGGCATTTTTACTATATGCTTGTCAACATGGTACTGCGCGCACTTATCTAGGTCTTGGTCTAAATAAAATAAATTCATTGAGGTATGTCTCCATTGTAATATTTATTATACTAAAATGGAGACATTTTGTCAAGAAACATTTTCCAGTCGAGACATAAGCCTTTCAGCCCTATTTGGTACTTGGTGATACCATTTACTATCCCTTCCTTCTTTTGCTGCGGTTTTCCAATCCTGCTCCAACAATGCTGCTTTCATCTTCTTGAACTTTCTCATGCGAGTACGTCCCATATTAAACATCATATTAACCAAGATTTCGTGGACTTCTGGGGGCCAACTAGAGTACCCTGAGCCGTATATAGCTTCACAGTCTCCGACTGCTGTGTAGAGGTCTTTTTCAAAGGCTTCTTTGACTCTTTTTTCTGAGACTGAGGTTCCGATTGGCTCCCAGTATTCGTTGTCTTCTCTGAGGATTCTATGCCCGATACCAAACGTCGGGTACCCGAGATGATCCACGTAAATAGCATACTTTACCCCCTCATCCTCTTCTAATTGCTTTTGAATTTTTTCTATATTCATTTTTTACCCATAAACCCTACTGCTGCTCGTACACCAAATGATGCTGCAACAATTACACTGAGTGTATACTGATACCAATCAGGCATTTCTTCTAATGCTTGAAAGCCTGCATGTACATACTCTACAGTTTGAGGAAAGAAGCACAGTATCATAGGAATACTAAACAGTAGCGTTAGCCACTCATCTTTCCAAGAATTGCCAGAATTTCTAGCCATGATTGATTCCCAGTCTGCTTTACTCTGGGAAGCAGTTATCATTACTTGTGCTTCTGCCTCTGCTTGAGCTTTTATCTTACTATTCTTACCTTCTAGCCAAGTTTGTCCCAACCCCGCTACGGATCCTACTATTCCTCCCCACATACTACTATCTCTGGTCTTCCGACGCTTGCTTTTAGCTGGCTAGTAATTCCTGCAGCCAAAGCACAAATAAGTATTGCTATAACTAAATGTTTAGGCTCTAGTTCTATCATTGCGTGTCTCTTTGAAGAACGGGTCTTCACTTTTTCGTACATATTCTACGAAAGTAATTCCCATAACTCCCCACACATAAAGTGCGGAGAGTATGGGAAGAAGAATTGCTAAATCAGTTATAAGTTCTTCCAAGTAAATGCTCCAAAAAACATTTCGTCTTCAGACATCAGTCCCCAAGGAACTTCTCGGGCAGGGTCTGGATTCTTAGGATTGTCTATTGAGTTATCAAATGCTCCCTCTACAAACAAGCGAGTTCCTGCAGGAATAAACTTAGGCTCTTTCCAAGTATAAGAAAGCTGCCAAGCATAATCATAACGAGGAATATCAATCAATTCTTCTGTTGTACCATCAGCATAGATTGCAGTAGCTCGCATACTCTTTCCACGAAAGTGCATATGTGGTAAGAATGTATGTAGCATAACATCGTTTTTCAACGTAATCTCTGCTGTCTGTACAAAGTTAGGATCGTATGGGGGAATTGGTGTCCAGCTATCAGGGAAGATACAAGCACAATCGCCTGCCATTCTTTCTTCTGGTACTACACCTTCGTCATGGAAGTACAAACCAATTCGTGCGTTGTCTGTTCTAGCAGTGCCGTCAGGTGTGTAGTGCAACTGAAGGTTGACAATACTACCAGCTCTTAAAAGACCCCCAGTATTCTCATCATAATAATCAGGATCACCTCCAGGAACATATGCACTGATACTAGCATAGTTCATGTCGCCTTGTCCTTCGCCCTGTGCGCCTAACAGGTTACCATTACGCTCACCAGGTATAGCTACTGTGTTCAGCATATGATGCATTACAGTAGGCTCAGAGGGTAAAAATTGTGAACCCCGTAGCCACTTATCCTCTGTGAGACCAAGATCAACACTAGTATATCGATATGGAATCGCATTAGGACCCATTGTACCAAATGCTGGAATCTCTTGTGGTGGTACTTCGATAATCATATCAGGCTCACCATGTACCCACTCTGAAGTAGAGTAAGTTGTTTCTGTTAGAGGATCAACATCTCCTTCGACAAGTGCACCTGTGTCAATCCACTCTACAATCGTATCAATCTCACGGTTGCTTAGAGTTCTGTGATTAATAATTGTGCCTGCGTACTTACGATCAATTTGACCTGGAGGCATACGTTTTGATACGATAGCTTCTTTGATTGCAGGTGCAAATCCTTGTAGCATTTGATAATTAGTCATTGCCCATGGAGCAATACCTCCTTCTCTATGGCAAGATTGACACTGTTCTACAAAAATAGGAGCAACGTCTCTTGCATAGTCAACTTCGTCTGCTTGTGCCCTCACTCCTGTAAGTAAAACTAGTATGCAGAATGTAGCTACTGCCGCGTTTAATCTATTCATTAATCATCTCCCATTACATTTCGCTGTGCTACTAAAGCATTATAACCTTCGTCATCTAGGTGAGTGATAGCAAGCCAAGCGTGAGTCATTTCATCACCAGTTCTTGAACCACCCATCACAAACATATCTGGGTCTGGGTTATTAGGATTTGCACTCGTATTATCATACCACTGTTTGAGAATGATAACTGCACCAGTAGGAATCAACGGAGCAACTTCAGGAGAATACAAATGACTGTGATGCCATGTAGCTGACCAATTACTTACTTGGCTAATCTGTTCTGTGAGCCCTGTCTGCGGATAAAAAATTTCTAAACTTGCTGCATTCATACGCAGGTGACCATGAGGCTGAAAGCTATCTAAACGAACAGGATGATCGAAACTGTGAAAGCCCTGAGTCATTGCATATCCATTGGGTGGGACTACTAAATCGTCCTGATTTCCAAGGCGATACAAACTCAAATCTTGTTTGTATTTCAGTTGTGCGCTTTCCTCTTCTGTATATAACCAAAGTCCAATCTCCACTACGTTGTCTTTGATAACCGCTCCTGGAGCCATTGCGCCAAGCCCACCTGGGAACATATGAATGTCCCAACTGATTTCTGCGTTTGCTGGGATCGTGCGACACACTCCCTCCGGCACGATCTCTCCCCACTTTCCCATAGCGTACTCAGTGAGCATACCCTCACGCCCTTCGGCTGTAATGATAGATGAGTTAGCGTGATGTACTACTGACTTAGCTGTGCCTCGTGGTTTAACCTGTACTGCTTTAATGCAGCGATCTTCGTTAATACCTGTAGGAACTAAATGCTTGTGCCATAGATCGTTTCCGTTCGCAGGAATGTCTATTGCTACACTTGGAATAATTGCGTCAGGTAGCCCAAAGTCACCCTCGAAGTTCCATGCTTCTGGATCTCGCATTTCAGGTGCTTGTACTACTCTATCAGGATCGCCATACATTGACCCCGCTGCGACCCAGTTTACTACTGCATCGATTTCAGACTGATCTAATCTCCAGTCTCCTTGCAAGTCTTGAATACCAATACCGTGATCGTAGGCATAAGGAGGCATTTGTCGATTTGCTACTCGCATTGAAATGAGAGGTGCCCAAGGACGGACTTGCTCGTAAGTCTCAAAGCTCATCGGTCCGATACCGCCTTCACGGTGACATACTACACAGTTGTTGTTGATAATATCTGCAACGCCGTCTGTGTAGGTTTGTGCGTCCACTGTACCTACTAGCGCCACACTTAGAGCTATAGCTTTTTTTATCATATTTTTCTCCAAAGAAAAAAGGGTCGAGATTTCTCCCGACCCCGCTGGTCTTACATATTGGTTGCTACGATACTGAGAGGTATCATTATGCTTACTGCGCATAATGCTAATCCTTCTACTAGCGCACAAAATTTGCACGCCCTATCGTATGTTTTTGACTTATTCAATGACTTCTCCTAATTAATCGCTATGGTAATGGGACGATCTTCCTCAGGAATCTCTTCCTGAAGGTCGATACAAAGCAATCCCCTGTTCATATACGCTTTTGAAAGTTTAATATGATCCCCTACTCGGAAATTGCGGGTAAAACATTTACCGCTCAATCCCTTATAGACGTATGTTTCGTCTGGATTTTCTGTTTGCTTTGTAGTGCCTTTTACGCTAAGTACATTTTTATGTAGCGAGATTTTTATATCATTTTTATGCCATCCAGGTACTGCGATTTCGACTCTGTAGTCGTTCTCTCCTGCTTTTACGACATTATAACGAGGATAACCTCCATCTACTGTACTTGCAAAGAAGTCATTTTCTAAGCGGTCAAACCCTAAGAAAAACTTAGGTAAGTCTGCCATGGACAATTTATGTGTTGTCATACATATCTCCTTCCCCCTTACGGTGGGACTTTATAAAACCCTTTCGGCATTTTATCTTTACACAAAAAGGCCCTCCCCAAACAGAGAGCGCCACAGATTGAGCATTTAAAGGTTGCTCTGACCTGAATTAGGTGGGCGTTTTTTCAAGCAGGACGTCACCCCCCTGCTGCACACTCCTTAGACGAAGAGTGTGCGTCTACTCGCTGGAACAGTAGTAGAAATTAGTGGTAGTTGCAGCTATGGGAAGCCACTTACGGTACTACCAGATCCGAGAACATCTGCGTTACTATAACACATCCACTGCGTTGAATGATACGCTCAGGTTTACACATTTAACAGACTGTGAAAGATTTGAGAATCTTAAGACTGCACGATTAACGCTTTGTGATGCGCCAGAGTTAACTTTGTTACGGAGTGTGAGGCCTGGGGTTACCGCTCCGGTTTTTTAGAGTTGTTCTCTCAACTAAAAATATATTATACGCAATTTTGAGCAGTTTGTCAAGAAATTTTTTATGACATCTCTTGTACTTTTTTCTCGGAATACTCAGACGCATTTTTTAACATTGCAAGAAGTTGTTCTACCTCTTCTTTGTGAATATTAGGAATTTTGCCCTCGACTTCGTAAGACTCAAGCGCTTGGTCAATAAGAGACTCTAAAGATTCTACCTTTACAACTTGAGGCATATCTACATCTCCAATATAGACTATAGTCTCTATTCCAGTAGCAGCTAGCCAAGAGCCTGCTTCCACTTCTACGCATACTTTATTCATTTTTTATCCCCCAAACACAGAAGGGGCTAACTCAGCAGCCTCTTCCATATCATAGTCACTTGGATAATGCTTGAGCAGCCCTCGCGCTCGTAAACGAATTTCACTAGGAACACCAGGAGTTTGATCTGCGTCACATAGGGCAAGCAAAAACGCTTCGGTATTCTTTACAGAGACTTTTCTTTCTCTCGGAATTGTCATTATTGTATCCTTCTGTCAAGTATTTTTTATTTTGTCCAACTCTTCTGCAAGCATCTGTGCCGCAGTAGTAAATTTCATTTCCACATAAGTACTGCTTGCATCCAACTCACAGTCGTAGCTACAATACTTTGCACCTTCTAGTATGACTTCGAACTCTTTGCCACATTCTGGGCACGCTTTAGTTACCATATAGCGATCTTGCCCACTCTAATTGCTCTGCCAGCTCATCTATGTCTGCGCAATATAGTTTGCAGGTTTTGTATCCGTCTTCAAATCCTAGGCCGTTCACTTCAATCGTGTATCCATTGTCGATAATTTCGACATGAATTCCAGAGTTTACTTCTTTAAATGTTTCTTTAATCATATAATTGACTCCAGCTTTTAAGTTTCAGTTTCTTAAATTTCTTACGCTCATCCAAGTCTAGCGGATTGAGATACCCTAGCTGAATGAGCAATTCTATCATGCAGAGTACATCGCCTGCTTCGTCTTTCAGATCGCTTAAACTCTTTTCGTCCCCGCCGCGACGTAATACTTTTGAACAGGCCTGGGTAAGTTCTCCGCACTCTTCCATAGTAAGAACAAATGCTTGTGTTTCTTTATTCATATTTTTTCAATCCTACTACGTGCTTGTACGCATGGTTTATAAACTCTTGCTCTCTCTCAGTCAGGTTCCCCCAATCTGTCATGCAATGGTTGCAGTACTGCTTCACCAGTGCTGGTCTCTCTAGGTGAAGCTGTGTCATCATCATTCTGTGAAGAATGTCCAACCTCATCTCTTTCTCTTTTCTTCCAGTCATTACATCGTCTCTTTGAGTTAAATAATCGAGTTAGAGTCTGATGCCTATTCATTCATTCCTCCCAGGTGGTGGAAAGCATACTGCGCTGAATGTATTGAACAACTTATTGAATTTTAACTCATTCATAGCCCTCATACCGATAAGCAGATTCATCAACTTATCACTATATGCAGCCTCCATATCTTTAAAAACAGGGTCATGTCCTAGAGCATCAAGTATAACCTTGAGTTCTTCCGTCACCTGCCAGCATGACATAATATCTTCTTCTAGATCAAATCGTGTCTTATTCATAACTTCCTCGATGCTTGCGATATCCTCGCTTCTGAGCTTTTTTAAAGTCCATGTGTGACCCCGCTCCGCAGCGAGGAGCGTGCTTTGCTACAAAGTTTCTAGCAATCAGGGTCGAAGTCGTACCACTCTTGCGCCTCGCTGGGCTCTTCATACCTTTTTTCTTCATCTAATATCTCCTGACAAGTCTCGCAGATCATTGTCTCTCCGCAGTCCATGCCACAGAGTTCACAGTCATTCGTCATCGTCTTCTTTCTCCAGAGTTATGTACCCTTCGTTTTCTAGGTGTTTCAGGCAGTCTGCTACACCCATTCGAAAGCCTATGTCATAGCTTACATACCCGCTACCAACAAGGCAGACCCCGTAGATACCATACTCAATCCAATTCATTTTTACTTCCTTTTTTCAGAATATATATATTATATAATTTTAACAGGTAGTTGTCAAGAATAATTTTTCTTTCCTTCAACTTAAAATTTTATACTTGACAAAGATGGTTAAATCTTTTATAATACATATTATGAAAATGAAGATGTGGACAATGAAAGAGAAAGAGCTGCTCAAGAAACATTATAAACAGGTTTCAATGGACGAGCTTCTTACACTACTACCTGGACGCACTGAGAATTCTATTTATAAACAAGTAAGCTACCTTCGCAAGAAGGGTTGGATAATACAAAAAAGGAATGATCATGGGAATTAAATTTCGACCTAGCACAGCAGTACGACAGAAAGATGGAACAACACGCCAGGTTCATACTTATATGAAAGCGCAGTCAACAAAAACATTGGAAGACTACCTAGAGACCAAAGGTCCAGCAAAGGTAAAAGCAAAAGTTCGGAATGAACTTATATCAAGGAGCAAGAGTGCCAAGAGTAACAGTTAGAAATGGTAACGTAGACGCAGCACTTCGCGTGTTCAAACGAAAAATGAACAACGACGAAATACTGATGGAATATCGTGAGAGGCAAGAGTATGTAAAGCCCTGCCTCAAGCGCAACAAGAAACGACAAGCAGCGGTAATACGCGAACGCAAAAGGCAGCAAAATGATTGATGTAACGAATTTTGAGAAAGTTGGTGACTTCATGGAGGCGTGTGATCAAGAGATTTGTATTGACCCCGCTTTTCCTGATGGAGAGACAATCGACCTACGACTTGCACTGATTGAAGAAGAGTGGCATGAATTGCTAGAGGCTCAGGAAGATCGCAATCTCGTAGAGGTAGCAGATGCACTTACTGACCTTCTTTATGTTATATACGGTACTGGTCATGCTTACGGCATTGATCTTGACGCCTGCTTTGAAGAAGTACACAATAGTAATATGTCGAAACTTGTTGATGGCTACGCTCAGAAGAACGATATGGGCAAAGTCATGAAAGGCCCTGGTTATTTTCCTCCAGATTTGGAGACGCTTCTGGGGCTATGATCAAGTGCATCGCTTGTGGCGTAGGCCACATACATAGTAACACCTGCACTCACTGTGCATTCCCTTATACTACTAGAGAAGAACAAAGAAAATGGATACAGAAAGCGCAAGAGCAGCGGCATCAGAAACTCTCCTCCAAACAATTGGAGTCACAAACGATGCTCGAATTGCCCTCAACAACGAAGAAGATCTAAACAAAACTCTTGAGTTCATGAATGACGCTATCTTTTTACTAGAGATGGCTTTTCGTGAGCTGAAGATAATTCAGGTCGAAGAGGAGGATATTGATGTGGAGAGAGGATACTCATGAAAGAACCCTACCAAAAGATAGCAAAGCATATGGTTGAGTACTTAGAGCTGCTCGACCATAATTCCTGGCATTTTACTCAAGTGGAAGAAGCTCCTGACCATCTGAACGATGTCCAGGGCTGGGAGTGGGCTTTGAAAGAAATGCACAAAGCTGCGAAGAAGCCAAAGGCAAAAGAAAGCCGACTAGGGTTCTTTCTCATTGGCAAGTATTTTCAACATCTCAAGTATTAATTTCCCTTCCCCTTCGCAGGGTTTTAGAATATTTTTTTGTTTCTGAAACCCCGCACAGACTTTTTCACTCTCCACATGGGCAAAAAAGATACTTTACTTCTGCTAAAACCCATGGTATAATAAATTCATATTTTGATATACAATCAAGTCTACTTACAACCTAAAGCTAGCGATAATTAATACCGCTATTTTGTACAATATTATGAGAAGCACCCCTTAGGGTGTCTTCATAATGTACTACGGGGTATCGGTAAGATTGTTAGAGCTAGCATAAACCCAACACCGACTTCGCTTAATCGATAAGCAAGACAATGACCAATATCAACCGGATAACCAAATAAATAAAAAAACACCCCGACGGGGTCAAACAACCCCGCTACAACCTCTAAAACTCCCTTCCAAAGCCTCGCCTTTTAAAAACACACATAATTTCGCCCAATTCGCAAGCAATAAAAAACCCGCTAAAGGTTTCTAACCAATAACGGGTTCATACTTAATTCTTTACAATTTTCCCTTCTGAGCTTCTAGTTTCTTACTTTTCTAGCTGATCTAGTATAGTTTTTAGCACTTGCTTTGGACTCTTCTCTAGTCCTAGCAATGCTTCTGGGTCTAGCTGTAACCCCGCTGCTATTTCATTTACCAACTCTTCTTTGGTTACAGGAGTCTCTCCCGTTTTCGTTTTATAACTCTGTCGCTGGTATACACCTTCTCGTGACAGCTTGCCAATGATTGACTTCAGT